CCGGTCCGTTGCGGAGTTGCTGGTCCTGAAGCTGCATCGCAACGCCCAGGCACTCCATGCCGTGGCTGGTGCCGGACATGTCGTTGGCGGTGAACACCAAGCGCGGGGCCAGCACGGGGAAGCGCTTGAATCCCGACTCTTTCAGGAACTTGTCAGTGCCGCGCTCGTTGCCGGGCTCGAGGTAGATCGAGGCAAAGCGCATGTTCTTGGCGTCGCGCTTGGTGGCGTCACGGTTGCGCCGAGGCTCGATGATGTGCACCACGTCCACCCAGGTGTCGTAGTTGCCCTTGGTGAACATGTCCTGCACCGTGGTGCTGCAGTTCTCTTTGCCGAACTTCTCGACCATCTGGACCACGGTCATCTGGAACTCGCGGCACAGCGTGTCGACCTCACCCTTGTGGTTGGTGGCCAGCGCGTACTCGCCCACCGTCAGCGGGTGGTGGTGGACCACGTTGTCGAAGTCGGGCAGCACGACCGAGCAGGCGGTGCCGAACAGGCCGAGTTCCTCGTAGATCGTGTGCAGTGCGCGGTAGGTGTTGGAGCTCGCAAAGATCGCACGCAGCAACTCGGCCGTCTCATGCAGCCAGGTCTTGACCGCTGCCGACTCCATCAGGTCCTTGTCGCGGATCTCAAGGCGGAACCACGGGCGCGCCGGGCTGGTGACGCCCGACATGAGGCCGGCGGCCAGCGTGCGCACACCGAACACTGCGGTGTTGTCGAGGATCTTGTTGGCGCGCTTGTCGCCCTTGTTGCGGTCGGTGGCGATGAACCGTCCGGCGCGGGGCTGCTGGTGCTCGCTGATCTCGCGCCAGTGCGTGACCCAGGACGAGCGCTCATTCCACAGCGCTGCCTTGCGCGCCAGCAGGCGCTGCTTGCGGTTCATCGGCTGATCCATTTACTGACCCAGCAGTGTGGCCTTGCCGGTGCTGGCACCGGTCACGCCAGAGGTACCTGTCAGCAGCGTTCCGCCGACGATGCCCGTGCGGTTGCGCTTGGCATTGTCCGTCAGGTTGGACGTGTCGGGCTGCTTAATTTCTTGCGGGGGCGGCGGGGGCGGTGGAATCTTGGGCGAGCTGCACATGGTCGTGTGTCCTTGCTGGGGTTGCGCTGCATTGTGCTGCGCGCTCGCCTGCCCACGGACACGGCGCTAGTAGGGGCTCCAGTTGATGTCGTCGTGGTCGCCCGCCTCGCGCTCGGTGTAGCGCATCGCTCGCACCTTGGGAGTGTCGATCATGGCCAGCGCCAGTGCGCTCGCGCGGTCAGGCGATCGGCCCACCCGCTTGACGATGTCGTCGCGGCTCTCGACCTTGATGGTCATGCCCGACAACTCCCAGCGGGGGGCGCACAGTTCGGCCAGCAGGTCCTTGTCTGGTGGCAGACAGATGCCGTTGTCGGCCTCGGGGTCGAGTGCCTCTCGCAACTGCCACCACAGCTGGCTGCGCAGGTTGAAGAACGACAGCCGGCCCGACTTGTCCATGCTGGTGGCCTTCTCCGCCACGTTGATGCCATACACCGGCTGTCCTGAGTCGTTGAGCACGTCGTAGGGGCTCGCACCCACCCCGATCACGTCCAGGTGGATGGGTGAGTGGTCGCGCTGCTCTGCGATCACCAAGCCCGCCACGGTGCGCCCGTTGGGTGTCTCGCTGCCCGGGTACATCTTGGCCGTGTCGAACCACAGCGCGGTGTCGTCGGCCTTGTGCCGCGTGAAGATGACCGTGTTGTCCTTGCCTCCTCGTGCCACGTCCACGCCCATCGAGAGCATCTCGCCTCGTGGTGAGCGCTTGCGCCAGCGCTCCATGGCAATCTCGACCCAGCGGGTGGGCACCACCTGCCATGGGTCGTCTTCCATGCCTGCCTCGAAGTCGCCCAGCAGCATCTGGCTGCGCAGTGGCTCCGGCAGGGCCTGCAACTGTGCCATGTAGCCCGTGGAGACGAGGAAGGGGTTGTCAGTGATCTTGGACGGGATGAACGTGCGCGACTCGGGGCGCACGATCTCCTCGGGCCGGTAGGCCCGCGGGTCGAAGTCGTAGACGCGCTGCCCATGCGCCAGCACGAACATGCGGGGGTTGTCGTCCTCGACCCACACGTCCTTGCCTGTGGCGGGGTCCACGTAGACGTAGCGCAGCTTGCCCGGGGAGGTCGGGTAGAGCGGGTGGCGCTTGTCCAGCCACGGCGCAAAGAAGTCGATCACCCAGCGGCCCTCGGCCGTTGTGGGCGGGTTGAACGTCAGCAGCGTGCGCGTGCGCTGGCCGGGGCGCGTGGTGCGCACCCAGCCCTTGACGAAGCGCACCTGCTGCTCGAGGAAGTTGGCAGCCTCGTCGATGACCAGCAGGTCCTTGGGCCGGCCTTGGTACTTGGTTTCGTCGCCCAGGTTGGGCATCGAGTTGAATTCGATCTGGCGGTCCTCGTCCTCGTCACGGTAGACGGGCGGGTTGCCGTTGATCTGCTGGCGGCTGCCCAGGATCTCGGCCAGGCGGTCGATGATGCCCTTGAGCTGCGGGCCCTCGCGGCGGAACATCTGCGCCCGATGGTGCTGCGTCGTGGCCAGGCCGATGGCCAGGTCGGTCTTGCCCCCGCCAGCGGCCCCACCAAAGCCGATCACATCGGCCTCGGAGGTGTACGCCATGGTCTGTGGACCAGGTAGTGGAACCCACCGTCTCTCCTCGATGTCCTGGATCACCAGTGCGTCGAGCTCTTCGCGCTCTGCGGGGGTGAGGTAGCGCTGCAGGTCACGGACTTGGTTAGGAGTCACCACTTGCCCTTGTCAGCACCGTCCAACCACGCGATGGCCGCCAGCACAGCAAGGAACCCGACCACGAGGAGAACGGCAGCGTCGAAGCTCATGCCAGGTCCCCAAAGCTGTCGGCGTCGTCCTTGCGCTGCTGGGCCATAGCCAGGAGCTGAGCCACGCGGGCGGCCTTGGCGCTCTCGTCGACGATCTGCTGCACTGGGCCGCCATCGGCGCCGGTGAGCTCGGTGCGGTCCGCGTATACCTTCTTGCGCCGCCCCTTGAGGAACAGCGACAGCAGGGCGTCGCTGTAGACGCGTTCAGACCCCACCAGGGTACCCTGGTGCCACACGCCCTTGTCCGTGCCCTCCACGGCCCGCCTGAAGGCCTCCTGCTCGGCTCGGTCAACACCCTCCTCCATCGCGTCGTCCCAGGCTGCGCGGAAGTCGTCGTCGGCATCAGCCGCACGGTACGCGGTGGAGCGCTCAATGCCAACCGCAGCGCACGCACGCGAAACGACCGGCACCTCTCGCAAGGCAGCCAGGAAGGGGGGTTTCCAGTCGAAGGGGTGATGGGCCATTGCCTTGATCCTTTCACACTCTCAATCAGCCACGGACACGCGCACCACGCGGGCGACCACCTGCCCCCTGCGCCTGCCGCTTGCGATGTGGGCGATGCAGGACTTGCTCACGTCCAGCTTGCCTGCCACCTGCGCGTAGCTCATGCCCGACTCGAGCAGTGCCAGCGCCAGCTCGACCTCGCTGTCCAGTAGCTTGGCCCGCGGGTGAGACTGACCAACCCGCCTGCCCTGTTCGTTCAAAGTCACCGTTTTCATCGCCAGAACCTTTCTTGCAAAACTTTGCACGTTCAGCATCAAAACACCCCCGATCCATGCAACGCTGCAACGTGCCTATAGGCTTACGTTGCGTTGCGTTGCAGTTTTTGGATCTTCGCAACACTGCAACACGTATGTAACGTTGCGCCGTGTTGCAGTGTTGCAGGTCCAATCCGCAAACATTTGCATGTTCAGCACACCGCGATACAACCATCGTCACCCAACCAGTAGGGCGCATCGTCGCCCACTGTCAGTGCTTCAAGCGCTCGGCGCACGCGCATCTTGCGAGTGTCGCGCTTGCCATCGGCCGGCGGTTCCATGCGTTTGACCGCCTCTGCGATCACCGGGCCCACCTCAATGCCTGCGGTCTGAGACAGGGCAATCTCCTGGATCACGTCGTTGACGACCCTCTCAACGGCGCCCAGTTTGCGAATGGCCGACACCCCACCCGCTGGCAGGGCAGCCTCGACCACCACGCAACTGGTGATGGGATCGAGGTCCTCGTCCACGCCCAACTGCACGACGTCAAGATCAAAGCCCCACTCGAGCCCGTCCTCGCCGTCCTTGCTCTTGGTCAGCTTCAGGGCGCGGCCCGTGTCAGTGCGCACCACCTCGATCTCGGCGTCACACGCAGCGCGCAGGCCCGACCAGCCACGGGCACCCTTGGTGGCGTCCTTGCCACTGTGGTGGATCAGCAGCACCATGGCACCGGTGTTCTCGTGGATGCGCTTGCAGTAGCCCAGCGCCTTGCCCACGTCCTCGCCCGCGTTCTCGTTGGCACCCGGTGTGGTCTGGGCGAAGGTGTCGATGATGATCAGGTCGGCACCACCGCTGGCCTTGATGCCCTTGGCCACGTCCACCGCGTCCTGCTTCTCGAGCAGGTTGGGCGCGGCGTTGAGCACCGTCATCGGCACCGTGGCGAGGTCGACGGCGTTGTGCTGTGCATAGGCCGCCAAGCGCTTGCGAAAGCCATCAGCGCCTTCGGCGGCGATGTAGGCCACCCTGCCCTGCTTGACCCTGCGCCCGCGCCACTCAGCCCCCCTGGCGATCGCCATGCCCATGTCGAGTACCACGAACGACTTGCCCGACCCGCTGGCACCGTAGACCACGCCGAGCCCCGCCTTGGGCAGCACACCCTTGATGATCCACGGCAGTGCCTGCGTGCTGCTGAAGCTGTGCACGGGCTCGAACACGAAGCGCGGCGTGTCGGCGACATTGATGTCGTCGACTTGATCCACCAGGCACTCGAACTCGTCAGCACTGGCCGGCGTGTTCAGGTTGATGCCCGCCAGCTTGAGTGCTGTTCGGATCGTGACGGTGCGCCCATCGTTCTTGCCGAACGAATCCCAGCGCTGCTGCAGCACCTCGGTGCCCGGGTACTTGTCGCTTTGCGCGCTCCAGTTGTCCCAGAACTCGAAGCCCGCGCCCGAGGTCTCGTGGTGCAGACCCATGCCGACGTGCAGCCAGTCGTCGTGGCCCAGGTCTGGGTCAAGGCGGCGCAGCATCTCCTCAATCTTGAACCGTGACAGGCCAACCACTGGGGTGTCGCTGTTGACGATCTCGGGCTCCCATTGCGCACGCCCAAAGCGGCGCTCGAACAACGCCACTGCCTCGGTGTTCAGCGGTGCCACGGTGTCGTCGTTGCCCAGCAGCTCGGTGATGTCCAGCGTGTTGCCGGTGAAAGTCACGAAGCCCTTGGCACTGAACGTCTCAAAGCCGAACTCGTTGGATGTGCTCTTGTGGTCCTTGTGGTCACCGAGGTCACCCTTGAACAGGACCCGAATGCCCTTACCGCTGGGGCTGAACTCGGCGTAGGTGTCGGACAGCAGCGCCTCGACCTCGGGGTGGATCTTGCCGTCGCTGATGCAGTCGTCGAAGTCCAGCGCGCAGATGCCGAACTGGGGCAGCGTGGCGATGCCTACACCGTCAAACCCCCGGCGCGCGGCCGCACGCTTGGCCGCGTCGAAGGTGACCAGGTTGGCCACGTCGGTGGGGCCGCCCTGCTTGCCGTAGCGCTTGTGGCCGTTGGCGTAGTGGGGAAGCTTGCGGGGCTTGGCCTCGCCCTCGTGGTGCTCAAGGCGCCACATGACCCACGCGGGCAGGTCACGGATCGCGGCGGGGGCCTCGACGTTGCGAAGGTAGGGAGTGATCTGGGCGACGTTACTCATCTGCAGCCTCCCTGACCGCGGTGCGGTCGACACCTTTGGGGAGATGCGCGGATGGCGTCATCAAGGCGGGTGTCTGCGTTCTCGCGGGCCTCGGAAAAGAGGCGGTCCCAAGAGGCAGAGATTTCGTGCAAAAACATAGGCGACTTTCACAAATCGCCATGGGTGGGTGCTCCGAAGTCGCCAAACCCTACCCGCTGTCCACGGGCCGGAACACCCACCCATGGCGGGACAGTTTGGTTTGGCCCCTCGACTGTAGCACGGGCTTTAGCAGACCGTACAGACCCGACGCAGAAACACCCCACTGAAAACCACCTCACCCCGGCGCTCGGCCTGGGAGGTGTAGACGCACACCCACTCGGCGCGCTCACGGCGAACCAGGTGCACGGTGTTACCGCTGGGCAAGCGCAGCGTCATGCCCACGACCAGCGCGCGGATCATTCCTGCCGCCCCGCAGTGAACCATGCACAGCACAGGAACCCCATCAGGAAGCCCACCCAGGCTGCGACGACAGCGACAACCCACGTCATAACGGCAACTCCATCTGCACGTCGTCGACCATCTCGCCGCTGACGATGGGGAATTCGCTGACCACGGCACGCTCGCCCAGGCACTTGGCGGCGTACTGGCACGCCCGGCATGCCGCGCAGATGTCAGTGCGCACGATCTTTGGCAGTCGGCCCTTGCTGGCCTTGTGCATGGTCGCAGTGACGGCCTCGATCTTGCCCGCCGTCTCGGCGCTGCACTGACGGTGGCCGCCGCTGTACTGACGCAGCATGCCGACCGTGGTGCCTGCGCGCTCGGCCAGGAGCTTTTGCTCGTCTGTGGTGGCCGCAGCCATCCAGACCTTGATGGAGTTGATGGTTTTCATGGGCTAGACTTTAGCAGACAGTAAGGCCCTTGCACAGTCTGCTGCGCATCCGGTAGCATCCACACGCTGCAGCGCCAGGCGCGCTGGCTGTACGTGATGGTGGGCGCCCCCCTGGCCTAGCTCGGGTTTGCGTTTAAGCAAGAAAGCCCCACCAAAGCGTGGGGTTTTTTGTTGACGGATGTTTAGCATGTGCTAAAGTTCAGACATCGACAACGCAAACGGAACGGAGCAGCAAAATGGCACTCGACTTCAACGACGCAGAACAGACCCACTTCGGCTTGACCGTCAACGCCCCCTACGTGACGTCTCGTGTCAGCTACCTGGGCGGCGAGGTCACCTTGATGGTGACTGTGTCTCTCGACAAGCGCAGCGACTGGGTAAACGGCATCTTGGAGAACAGCCGCTACGCCAAGTTCTCGATCGAGAGCGACGGCACCATTGAGCACTTCTCCGGCAGTCTGCCGAAATTCCGCAAGTGCAAGGTTGTCGACCTCGACAGCGCTGTCGCAAAGCTCAACACCTGGGTCAGAAAGATCGCCGCCTAAACGCCATGACCAACCCCTTCAGCCCCACCTACAAACCGCAGATCGACATCAGCGATCTGATCAAAGAGAGCAAGCAAAGCCAGGACCGAAGCGCACGCCGCAGTGCGCAGTTGGAATCGGGCGACGCTGCTGCCGTCAAGCAGGCCAAGGGTGGCATCAGCGTGACGGTGTGGCCCAAGACGAAAGGCAAACGCAAATGACCCGCGAACAAGTCTCCCTGGCCCTCGAGGCCGCGCTCAAGCAGATCCGCTTCCAGGCGATGCTCAAGCCCCACGTGCAGACCCGCAGCCAACAGCGCCGAGCCAACTGGTTGCGCGGATAACCAAGCAACGCGAAGGGTCTTTAGCCCCAGAAGCGTTTAGCAGGTGCTACACTCGAATCAAATCAAAACAACTTGAAAGACAGACATGGACGTCATCGTGAACATCGGCCTGGCCCGTCAAGGTAAGAGCAACATCGCCATCGGGACCGTGCTGCGTGAGGTCGCCTCCCACGGTTTCGAGGTGGTCGAGCACATCACCCTCGAGAGCGACACCGAACCCACGGTGGTGGCCCGTCTTCGCACCGTGCAGTCCTGGGCTACCGTCCAGCGCCGTGTGCACTACCTCTCCCTGCTGCTGGGCCAAGACTGCATCGCAGTCTACGAGTTGAGCCTGGGCAAGGGCGCGCTGTGCGGTCCCCGCGCTTCCGAGTGGGGCACCTTCAACCCTGACTTCTTCCTGCTGTTCGACAACAGCCGCCTCTCGCAACACCTGCAGGCCTTCGCGGCCTGATCCCTGCCACAATCTCCTCTCCAATCACCTCAAAAAGGACTTCACCATGAACGATCTGAACACCATCAACCGCCTGAACGCCGAGCGTTTCGCCGATCCCGTCGACAGCGCCCGCGCCAACGGCAAGCACGTCCTGGTCTACAAGAGTGGCCTGAGCGTCACCGAGATCAAGACCTTCGACACCGCCGAGGAGGTCCAGGAAGTGGCCGCGGCAGACGGCGACCTGGCCGCCGGCGTGACCCGCCACTACTTGGCCCCGACCGCTCGCCCGTCGAGCAACGACCAAACCCTGGCGGACTACGTCGCCCGCAAGACGGCCTGACCCACCTGCCCGGCTCCGGCCGGGCTCACCCTAAAAAATTTTGCCTTGTTGATGTAGCAGTCGCTACAATGTGCGTTCCAAACTGTAAAGGCCCATCATGATCCAAGTCACACTGACCTTCGTCTCCATCGAGGCATTGCGCGCCGCGCTGCTGGAGATCCCAGAGACCTCGCTGGTCGGCAGCCACCTGACCGCCACGGTCACCCTGCCGCCAAAGGAGGACGCTGCCCCAAAGTCGAGCAAGGCAGCCAAGAGCACCGCTGCCGCGACACCGGTGGCCGCTGCGTCTACCCAGCCTACTGCCGAGGCGGCTGCGGAGACCGCTGCGCCCGAGAAGACGGCCGCCGAATCCAGCCCCACTGCCGCACCTGCGGAGGCCGCACAGCCAGCCTCGACTGCTGTTGACTACCCAACCCTGCAAAAGGCCGTGTTCGCACTGGCAGGCAAGTCCCGCGATGCCGCCGCTGCAGTGGCTGCCAGCTTTGGCGTCAAGACCTTCAAGGAACTGGACAGCAGCAAGTGGGGCGAAGCCCTGGCCGCTGTGCAGGCCAAGACTGCGGAGCTGTAAATGACCGAAGCCGCCCATAGCAAGTACAGCGCCAGCGGGTTCGAGGCGGCCCGCCTGTGCCCTGGCAAGCCGGTGATGGAAGCCGGTAAGCCCGACTCGTCCAGCGCGTTTGCGCGGGAAGGTACCGCCGCGCATTCCGTGCTCGAGATGTGCCTGACCAACAACCAGCGCGCAGGGGCCTACCTCGGCCGCCTGATCGAGGTCGAGGGCGACAAGATCGAGGTCGATGACGAGATGGTCGACCACCTCAACTGGTGCCTCGACACGATCGCCGATTACGCCGGCGACGACGGCCTGGTCATGGCCGAGACCCGGGTGAACTACGCCGAAGACATCGGTGTCGAGCATCACGAAGCATGGGGCACGTCCGACGTGATCATCGTGCGCGGGTCCGAGGCAATTTCGGTCGATCTAAAATTCGGCCGCGGTGTCGAGGTCGATGCTGACTGCGACCAGACCAAGCTCTACCTGCTGGGCACCGTGCGCCAGGTCGACGGCCTGGTGGCCGACATCACCCACTGCCGTGCCGTCATCCTGCAGCCTCGCCTGAAGCGGTCGCCCTCTGAGTGGGACTGCAGCGTTGACGACCTGCGCAAGTGGGCCGGCACCGTGGCGTGGGATGCTGTCGAGAAGCGCGAGGCTGCACGCACCGCAGGTGGTCGAGAGGAGTTCGCCCAGTACCTCAACCCCAACGAGAAGTCGTGCAAGTTCTGCAAGGCCAAAGCCACCTGCCCTGCCCTGCGCGATGACCTGACCAGCACCGTGGCGCACACCACTTCCGCGAGCCCCGACGAGTTCGCCGACATCGCCGCGCCCAGCGTGAGCGATGCCACCGACCAGGACTGGCTCGAGGCCATGGTGGCCAAGGCCGACATGTTCGAGGACCTGCTCAAGGCAGCGCGCGCCGAGCTCGAGCGCCGCCTGCTGGCTGGCACCCCGTCCACCCGTTTCAAGGTCGTGCAGGGCAAGCGTGGTAACCGCCAGTGGTCTGACCCGAAGGCCGCCGAGCAGATGCTCAAGACCTTCCGCGTCAAGATCGAGGACATGTACGACATGAAGTTGATCAGCCCGACCAGCGCCGACAAGTTGGCCAAGGCCGAGGTCATCGGCAAACGCCAGTGGCCCAAGCTGGCCGAGCTCATCGTGCAGAACGACGGCAAGCCGCATGTAGCCCCTGCCAGCGATCCGCGCCCCGCGCTCGACATCCGCCCTGCTGTCGACGACTTTGAAAATGTTGCCGACGACCTTGCATAACCTGTAGCGCGTGCTACAATCCATCCTGTATCAATTGCTTAACACTGAAAGGCAAACACCCATGTCCACCAACCAACCTCTCGGCCGCATCCTGCTCAAGGACGTGCGCCTGGCATTCCCCAACCTGTTCGAGCCCACCACCGTGGCTGGCGAAGGCAAGCCCCGCTACAGTGCTACCCTGTTGTTCCCGGTTGACCACCCGCAGCTCGCCGACATCAAGACCAAGATCGACGCACTGGCCAAGGACAAGTGGCGCGAGAAGGCCGCAGGCATCCTGTCGGGCCTGTACAAGACCGGCAAGGTCGCGCTGCACGACGGCGACGAGAAGGCTCAGTACGATGGCTTCAGTGGCAACATGTTCGTCGCTGCCGCGTCTCAGGAAAACGCCCCGCCCACGGTGATCGACCAGGCCCGCAACGCGCTCACCGCCAAGAGCGGCAAGCCCTACGCTGGCTGCTACGTCAACGCGTCGTTGGAGTTCTGGGTGCAGGACAACCAATGGGGCAAGCGCGTGAACTGCACACTGCGCGGCGTGCAGTTCCTGCGTGACGGTGACAGCTTCAGCGCAGGCCGCCCGGCTGATGCTGACGAGTTTGAAGAAGTCACGGAAGGCGCAGGCGCTGACGACTTCGCGTAACTGCCCAGCCCCTTCGGGGGCTGTTTGGTGTGCCGCCCGGTTGGATTCCCGGCGCGCAGGGTTCGACTCCCGTCTGCTGACTGAATGGCGCAGGCGGCACACCAAACAGCGGGACCTCGACTCCTTGTGCGGCCATCGGCACCAGCCGCAACCCAGGCCCAGCATGCTACCCACGCACCGCCCGCAGGCGTCATCTTCGGGCGTGGGATGCACAAACCCTATCGAGGTCGTAAGAACGCACTGGGAATGCTGGGCAACGGGCCGACCAATTTTGAAAGCGATGAGATGACGATCCTCTGGTTTGACTGCGAGACCTTTTCTGAGTGCGACCTCAAGAGCGCCGGCACGCACCGATATGCCGAGCACCCCAGCACCTGCATCACGGTCGCCCAGTGGGCCGTCGACGACGGCGAGCCACAGGTCGTGGACTGTACCGCGCCTGGCCGGGTCACCGAACTCAACATCGGAATCCTGCGTGATTTCCTGAGCGAGCCGCACGTCACCGTCATCGCGCACAACAGCATGTTCGACCGCACCCTGCTGCGCCACTGCTGGGGCATTGATGTGCCGGTCGAGCGCTGGCAGGACACGATGATCAAGGCCATGGCGCATGGCCTGCCCGGCAGCCTGGACAAGATCGGCCAGATCGTCGGCCTCGAAGCCGACCAGGCCAAGGACAAACGTGGGCGCGAGCTGATCCAACTCTTTTGCAAGCCGCGCCCAAAGAACAGCACCCTGCGCCGCGCCACGCGCGAGACGCACCCGAAAGAATGGAATGAGTTTCTCGAATACAGCCGGCAAGACATCGTCGCCATGCGCGCGATCGACCGGCGCCTGCCCAGCTGGAACTACCGCGCCGGCCACCCTGAGCTGGCTCTGTGGCACCTCGACCAGCGAATCAACGATCGCGGTGTTGCGGTTGATCTCGACCTGGCCCGATCCGCGATCACTGCCGTTGATCGAGAGCAAAAGCGCCTCAAGGCCGAGGTCACCACGCAGACCGATGGGTTGGTGACCAACGCCAGCCAGCGCGACAACCTGCTGTCGTTCATCTGCGCCGAGTACGGTGTCGACCTGCCTGACCTCAAGGCCGACACGCTGCGCCGCCGCGTCGAGGACGTGAACCTGCCAGAGGGTGTGCGCCTGCTGCTGTCGCTTCGCCTCGAGGCCACCAAGACCTCGACCGCCAAGTACAAAGCGCTGGTCAACGCGACCAGCACGGACGGCCGCCTGCGCAACACCCTGCAGTTCGCCGGTGCACAGCGCACCGCCCGCTGGGCCGGTCGGATCTTCCAGCCCCAGAACATGCCGCGCCCGGACATGAAGCAGGGCCAGATCGACGAGGGCATCGACGCGCTGAAGGCCGACTGCGCCGAGCTGTTCTTCGACAACGTCATGCGCCTGACGGCCAACATCGTGCGGGGCTGCATCGTGGCGCCGCCGGGCAAGAAGCTGGTGATCGCCGACTTGTCCAACATCGAAGGCCGGGGGCTTGCGTTCCTGGCCGGTGAGCGCTGGAAGCTCAAGGCGTTCGCCGACTTCGACGCGGGCATCGGCGAGGACCTCTACAAGGTGGCCTATGGTCGCTCGTTCAACATCGACCCCAAGGAAGCCACCGGACAGAAGCGCCAGATCGGAAAGGTCATGGAGCTGGGCCTGGGCTACGAGGGCGGCGTCGCTGCGTTCCTGACCTTCGCCGCGGTCTACAACATGGACCTCGCGGACCTGGCCAAGGCCGTGTGGTCGACGGCCAGCGCCGAAGCGCTCGACAACGCCAAGGGCATGTGGTCATGGGCGCAGAAAAAGAAGCGCACCCTGGGCCTGCCGATGGAGGTCTATGTCGCCTGCGAGGTGCTCAAGGCCGCGTGGCGAGAGGCGCACGCCGCGACCAAAGCGCTGTGGGCTGCCGCCGGTGACGCTGTGCGCTTGGCCATCAAGAACCCAGGCGAGACCTTCCCCATCGGTCAGCACCTCAAGGCCCGCCGCGATGGCGCCTGGCTGCGCATCCGCCTGCCCAGCGGCCGCTACCTCTGCTACATCCACCCCGACGTCGATGACGATGGCCAGATCACCTACTTCGGTGTCAACCAGTACACCCGCCAATGGGGTCGCATCAAGACCTACGGGGGCAAGCTCGTCGAGAACGCCACCCAGGCTTTTGCCCGTGACGTGCTGGCGGCGAACATGCCGCTGATTGAAGCGTGCGGCTACGAGATCGTGCTCTCAGTGCACGACGAACTGCTGACCGAGACGCCTGACAGTCCCGAGTTCACGGTCGACGCCTTGGCCAAGATGATGTCGCACGCACCACCCTGGGCGAAGGGCCTGCCGCTCGCTGCTGCTGGTTTTGAGTGCACCCGCTACCGCAAAGACTGACCCACAAAACCCCACCCCCGCGTGGGGTCTTTTGCTTTTGAAGGCTTTAGCATGTGCTACATTCATTCCATGAACTGCTGCAACCGCAACTGCAACCAAGGGCGCAACTGCCCGCAACGAAAGCCATACATGGAACCCACGCGCAAGCACCCCCGCACCCTGCAAGAGGCGTTCGGCCCCTACACCGACGACCGCATCGAGGAGCCGCTGCGCCCCCTCGACCGTGCCGACAAGATCGAGGCGTTTGTCTTCGTTGTCATCGGCGTCGCCACGCTGGCCGTGCTGTGGATCTGGGGCTGACCATGCTAGAGCGAGACATCGAGAAGTACCTGGTGCGCCGGGCGGAAGCGCTGGGCGGCGAGGTGCGCAAGGTCGCATGGGTCGGCCGTCAGGGTGCGCCCGATCGGTTGGTGATGTTGCCGAGCACCATCAAGTTCACGGGCGAACTATTCTCCCGCGCCTACGGCAGTGCGCCCCGCACCATCTGGATCGAGCTCAAGAACCCCGAGACCATCAAGACCTTCCCTGCCAACGCCCATGAGCGAGCCCAGAAGCGCGAGCACGACCGCATGCGCAAGATGGGCCAGCGCGTGGAAGTGATCGGCACCCTTGAACAAGTTGACGCCCTGCTCTCATGAACATCACCGACCTCATCGCCCGCGCTGCCAGCGGCAACAGCAAGATCGCCAGCCAGAAACAGGCTTACATGCGCATTCAGTTGAGCAACCACAGCGCCCTCGCCGCGCTGGCCGACGGCACCGCCACCCGGCTCGACGTCGACCAGTTGATCGCCGCGCGCAACATGGCCGAGGCTTTGCGTAGCGTGGCCAGGCTTGGCATGCACCACAAAGAGATCCTGGCCGAAGGCCACATGGCTCTGATCGAGGTCGGCAAGCGCACACTCGCAGACGGCAAGCCCAGTGCCACGCCCGAGGAGATCGCCGCCCTCACCGACCTGCTCGAGTTGCACGACCTGCAGCTCGAGCAGACCACCGTCATCCAGATGGAGCGTGCAATCCGCTTGGTCAAGGACCGCGTGCGCTCGGGCCAGGTGAGCCGGATCAAATGACGCGCCGCCAGTACACCCCACGGGCGTTTGCGCCGCTTGCCATGGCACACATGGCCGACGTTGAGCGCTGCGCCCTGTGGGCAAAGCCCGGCATGGGCAAGAGCGTGCTGACCATGACGCACCTCGACCTGCTGCACAACGTGTGGGGCGAGGACGCGCCCACCCTGGTGCTGGCCCCGCTGCGCGTGGCGCGCGATGGCTGGGCCACGGAGGCTGCCAAGTGGCAGCACCTGAGCGGGCTCGAGGTGGTGCCCGTGATCGGCGACGTCAAGCAGCGCGCCGCCGCCCTGCGCCGCGATGCCCAGGTGTTCACGACCAACTACGAGAATGTGGTGTGGCTGCGCGACCACTTCAAGGACGCGGGCAAAGCGTGGCCCTTCCGCACCGTGGTGCCTGACGAGTGCACCAAGGTCAAGGGGTTCCGCCTGCGCCAGGGTGGCGTGCGTGCTCAAGCGCTGGCCAGTGTCGCTCACAAGGACGTCAAGCGCTGGATCAACCTGACCGGCACCCCGGCCAGTAATGGTCTCGAGGACCTGTGGGGGCAAACATGGTTCCTCGATGCAGGCCAGCGCCTCGGGCGCACGTTCTCGGCGTTCCGCGACAGGTGGTTCCGGCCGGTGCGCGCCGGTCAGTTCCACCAGTGGCGCGCGGCCGAGCACGCGGCCGACGAGATCCACGCCCGACTGGCCGACATCTGCCTGACGCTGGACCCGCGCGACTGGTTCGACCTCAAGGAGCCGATCGTCAACGTGATCGAGGTCACCCTGCCCGCGCCCGCCCGCGCCAAGTACCGCGAGATGGAACGCGAGCTTTTCACGATGATCGACAAGTTCGAGGTCGAGGCGGTCAGCGCTGCTGCCAAGTACGGCAAGTGCCTGCAGATGGCAGGCGGTGCGGTCTACCTCGAGGACGGCGTGCAGTGGGTCGAGGTCCACCAGGAAAAGCTCGATGCGCTGGAAGAACTGGTCGAGGCCACGGGCGACGACCCGCTGCTGGTGAGCTATCAGTTCAAGCACGAGCTCGAGCGTCTCCTGCGCCGCTTCCCCGACGCGCTGGATCTGAGCAAGGCCGACAACATGGCAGCGGCCATGGCGGGCAAGGGCAAGCTGTGGCTCGGCCACCCGGCCAGCATGGGCCACGGGGTCGACGGCCTGCAGGAGCACTGCAACACGGTGGTGTTCTTTGCGCAGGACCCGAACCTCGAGTACCACGACCAACTGCTTGAGCGCGTGGGGCCGATGCGCCAGTACCAGGCAGGAAAAGACCGACCTGTGTTCCTCCACTACCTGGTGGCCAAGGGCACAATCGACGAGGTCGAGATGATGCGCCGCGAAACAAAACGAAGTATTCAGGACACACTCATGTCGTATATGAAAGGTAAGCAATGAGCATTCCCACCATCACCATGATTGAACCCGCCAGCGCACTGGACGTGCAGGCCGGCGGCGACCACTACAAGAAGCTGAAGATCCAACCCATCGAGTACATCCACGCGAACGGCATCCCCTTCGCCGAGGGCAGCGTCATCAAGTACGTGACCCGCTGGCGCGACAAGGGCGGCGTCAAGGACCTGGAGAAGGCCCGCCATTTTCTTGACCTCCTGATTGAGTTGGAGAGCCGCTGATGCCCTGCCAACCCACCACCCGCCGCCTTGTCACGGACGCCCTGCGGGAGTTGCGCCGGGGTACGCTGCACGAGATCCGCGCGCACATCGACCGAGGCTTTTCCGAGGAGGCGGTGCGCGCTGCCATCCAGCGCATGCACCGGCACAAGGCCGGCAAGCTGGTCTACATCGCCAGCTGGAACCGCAAGCACACCGTAGGCGGCGACCACACCCCAGTCTGGGCGCTCGGCAACAAGCCCGACGCCCCGCCGCTTGAGAACATGACCAAGGCACAGCAGGCCAAGCTGTACCGGGCCAAGCACCGCATGCGCGAGAACGTCAAGGCCGCCGCCCGCGACGGTAGCCTCCTGACCACCAACCCTTTCGCCCAACTGCTGCGCCACGTCGGCGTGCAATACCGTATCCCAAGAAAGCAAGACCATGCCTGATGAATTTGACCTCGCCAGCGAGCGCGAGGAGATGGACCGCGAGAACTCCCTGCGCGTGCGCAAGCCCGCCGGCCCCCGGCCCAATGGCCGCTGTCACTTCTGTGACGAGATCGTCGACGACCACGCTCGCTGGTGTGACACCGACTGCCGCGCCGGTTGGCAGCGCGAGCAGAACAGGGGGCTGCGATGACCACCCAATCCGTCACCACTGCACCACCCGGCGAGTTGCACTGGCGCTACACGGTGCCGCGCAACACCGACAGCAAGATGCTGCTGCTGAACCTCGGGGGCGTGGCCATCATCGGCAGTTGGTACGGGGCAGTGGGCGAACACTTCCTTGCGTGGTGCCCGCTACCGAAGCGCGATAAGGGGCTTGAGGTTTCGCTGGGCTTGGTGCTCGACTGCTACGACGCCGGGATTCTGAATGATTTTGGTGGCGGGAACGTCGAATGGTGGCAGGACTACATCCGAGCCGAGCTTGGGAACGCTCACGACTTCTACCAGTCGCAAATCGCCCACCACGACATCACTGCCCAGGCCAAGAAGGAGACGCCATGACACCGACCAGAGAGCAAGTGATTGCAGCACCCATCGAGTCGTACAGCGCCGAGGATCGAGCCTTCTTCGCGTTTTGGTACGCGCACATGAAAGACGATCTGATGCAGCCGCCTTTGCACGAGTGCAGCCATGCAGTCGCGCGCTACATCTTCACCGCAGGCCGAGAGCAAGGGCTCAGGGAGGCGGAGGAGGCGTGTGAGGCCTAACCAGACAGCTGGGCGGCGGCCACTTGTGGACGTCCGCTTGAGCGCCCGGTTAGGCCTGGTGGCAGATGCTCAACTATTTCAAACTTTCTTCGCTTTCCCTATTGCGTTACGCGTAACGATGCGCTAAAGTACACACATCGACAACGCAAACAGAACGGAGCAGCAAAATGAAGCACCACGTAGGAATCAAGAGCAAGGCAACGGGTCAGATCGTTGTGATCGGCGGCAATCGCTGCCAGCGCTTCGCTTTCACCGGCAACGGAGTCGTCACCCCCAAGGCGTTCGACACCCTGCCCGAGGGTCTTGAGAAGTGCCAACACTGTGCTGCGGAACTCGCCCGGGCTCGTGCCCGCCTTGCACGCAAGCACGCTTAAATACGACCAGGGCTTCGGCCCGCCCACCCCTCACATGACCACAGATGCCCCCAAGCCGATGACGAACGCGGAACGACAGCGCGCTTTCCGCGCCCGCAAAGCAGCACAAACAGCAGCCGAGGTGCGCGGCGTGTTCGCCCGCCCCGATGACCACCAGGCCGTGAAGGACTACGCCGCCAAGCTGGCCAAGAAGCGGGCGAAGGCGGAGAAGGCTGATGGGGCCTAACAAGACAGCTAAGCGCGCGGCGTAGCCGTCCGCTTGAGCGCCCGGTTAGGCATCACTTTTGGAGAAGCGAATGGAACCGACGAAGACCGTGGACGAACTGATTGCGCGACTGCAAGAGCTGCGCGAGCGAGCGGGAGGCGACTGCCGCGTGATGATGCGGACGTATGGCCGAGAGCTGCTGTACGTGCATTGCTCGCTGGGCGCTACCGGAAAAAGCGACCCGTATCGCACTGTGACGCGCGGCGGCGTGCCATGCGTGATAGTGAGCGAGTGACGCCTAACCAATAAGTTAACGGACGCCCAGCATGGGCGTCCGAGTTGAACTGGCGGCTAGGCATTACGAACTAAACAGAAAGGATGCACATGAGCATCGAAGCAATGAAACGCATCAAGTCGTTGCTGCAAGACGGCGACAAGATTGACTCGCACACCATATCAGCCGTGGTTGCTGAGTGTGATATGGCCATCCTGGCCAAGCAGCCCGCCACGGGTGAGCCGGTTTATTGGGAGTGGAGGCATCTGAGCACCCACCCTGATACCGTAGATTTTGGAAAATGGTCTGAATGGAAGCGCGTCGAGGCCCGCAACGCGATCCACACGATTGAAGATGCACTGGCCGAGTTCCGTGCCTACATAGCGCAGGGCTACAAGTACGAACTGCGCGCCCTCTACGACCACCCAGCGCCGAGCGTGCCGAGTGACGTGATGCGGGATGCGGAGAGGTATCGGTGGCTGCGCGATAACGGTGTCCTTGGATTTTCAGGGGCGCCGAGCTGGCGTGTGTCTGTGAGCTTTGATGCAATGGACGCATACGCTCAAACACTCGACTCCAACATCGACGCCGCCATGCTCGCAGCCAAGTAACGCCTAACCGGTGGGTTAACCGGCGCCGTAGGCGTCCGAGTTGAACTGGCGGTTAGGCGTTACGGACCAAACAGAAAGGATTGATATGAGCACTGAACTGAAACAGGAAGAGGTGACGGATTCAATGATCCGTGAAGCCTTCCTCGCCAATGGCTTCACGATCAAAGATGGGCACAGCGACCTGAAGCCTTACGTCTATGCAGCAGCCCGCGCCACCCTCGCCCTGCGCCCGCAGGCCGTGCCGATGACGGACGGTATTCGGCCAGAGGACTTCACCGTGGATGTTGTTGTGAAGTTGATGGGCGGTTTTGCCCCAGTCAATACGCAGGGCGTCCGTGTCACACACAAACCAACTGGCATCAGCGTCACATGTGACGTGGCCCGAAGTCAGCACGCGAACCGCAACCAAGCGTTTGAAAAACTGAGTGCCATCCTCGCCCTGCGCCCTGAGCGGGTGCAGATGACGCCTGCAAGCCGCGACGTAATCATGGCTACACGCACAGCGAACGCTGACGCAGACGAGTGGCCGGAGCCGTGGGCGTATCAGCGAGGCTGGAACGACGCCGAAGCCCACCACGGCATCACTGCCCAGGCCAAGAAGGAGACGCCATGAGCATCGAACTGAAACAAGCAGCGCAGGATGCTGCTGAAGCTATTGACTGGCTGCTGAAAAATATCCGACTTGATGCGCCCCAACTCTCTGGAAAGGCAATGGGCAACGCCGAGAAGTGTGCAAGCGCACTCCGCACAGCTCTGGCCCAGCAGCCCGCCACGACTGAGCCGGTGCCGATGACGGATGAAGAAATAGGTTATTGGTATTCCCGCACACCATCAAACTTTGTATTCAGCCACTTCAAGGCAGCTATTCGCTCAGCCGAAGCCCACCACGGCATCACCACCACCCCGCAGCCAAGTAACGCCTAACCGGTGGGTTAACCGGCGCCCGAATGGGCGTCCGAGTTGAACTGGCGGCTAGGCATTACGAACTAAACAGAAAGGATGCACATGAGCATCGAAGCAATGAAACAAGTGATCGAACTTTACGACAAGCACTGCTACAACAATGACTATGGCGGCATCGAATTCAGCAATAAGCACGGATACAAATTCATTGAAGCAATCGAAGCACTCCGCGCAGCCCTCTCCCAGCAGCCCGCCACGACTGAGCCGGTGGTTGATGTTCGTTGCGAGGGATGCGGTTACATGACTCATCACCGAGAGCACATGGGATGCGTTCGCGCTGCGAAACAACACACCCACCCAGTGCCGAGTGTGCCAGCCAAGAAGGAGACGCCATGAGCATCGAACAGGCGATTGAAATGGGTACGACACAACACGCACCGGGAGCGGAACCGTATATTCAATGGAACCACATTGATGGCCCGCTACTTTGTTGCCGAGACGGAACGCTGCACTGGCTGACTAAGGCAGAACAACTGTGGATGCGACTCGGCCTGACCACGCTTGAGCAGTTGGATGCAAAGCACAACCACGAGCCGCAACGTGGTGCCTAACCGATATTAGGCGTCACAAACTGACGGATAACAATGGCCTCTGCTGGGCCATCCACACAGAAAGCACACATGGACAAAAAAGACTTACTCGCCCAGATGCGCCTGCTGAGTGCGCTTGAGTCGTGGGGCCTTTCCAGCGGAAACATACTGCCCGATTACCTGCATGACGATCTGCGCAGCATGGTGAAGTGGCTGGAAGCGGAGATTCTGAAGGAGACGACAGCATGAGCATGACCATCACGCGATCAGGCACAGCGAAACGCCTGATGTAGCAGCCTAGTGGGCGAAGCCCGTATAGAACGAATGCGCTCAACCTGTGGAGCATGGCTAGGGAAACACGGTGACACCACGGAGAGACGTGGACACATTCAGCGGCGACCGGGGTGCCCGCCGACATGTCCCTCATGGCTGGTGGTACACTGGTCGTCATGCCCTCCCTTTCACGCGCTCAAACGAGCGCAAACTGCCCAGGCCCAACAGCGCGCCGAGCAAGGACAGCAGGTAATCAATCTCAATCTCAGGCAGGTCAGGGATCGGCGCCGTGCTGCCGAGGGCGAGCGCGATCACCTTGACCAGCCACGGGAACAACGGCTGGAACAGGAAGGTGTAACCTAAGCCCAGCACGCAGACCCAACCGGCGGCCGGGCGCCAGCGACGCTGAAACGCATCGTTGCTCTGGGCGTCGGCCTTGTTGATCTCGAGCTGGCCCTGCGCCAGGCGCGACTCGGCCTCAAGCTGCGCGAGCTCACCGCGCTGGGCGATCTCCATCACCTTGAGCTTGGCGTCGGCCGCCGCCTGTGGGTCAGGCAGCACCTTGTCAAAGATGGACCCCAGCAGGGGAATGAGTGCGGGCCACATGAATCAGTCCTCTCGCGTGTCGCGCAGTTGCCAGGTGCCGGTTTCCATTTGCCGGGCCATACGCGTGGCACGCCCGGGGGTCTGCTGCGCCCAGCTACTCGCCAACATGCCGGTGGCCGCCTGCGTCCAGCGCCCGGCCTGAATGTGCTTGAGCGTGTTGGTGAAGCCGAGCAGGCCGTTGGTGCCCATCTGGAACGCCATGCCGATCAGCACCGCCTGGCGGGGCTCGTTCAGCTCCTTGGCCCAGGGCAGTGCTGCGAACACCTCCCGCGACTTGGCGGCGATGTCGTTGGAGAGCAGGTAGTCGACCTCGTCCGGCGACAGGCCGCCACCCTTGCGTCGGTCGATCAGTCGCCCGACGCCGATGGTCCAATACCCCAGGTGATCCTGGTACGCGTGAGGGACCGAGCCCTCCTCTTGTCGCAACTGCGTGGTCAGGTTCATCGCCGGGTCTTTCGTCAACGGGCGACCAAGTGGTCGATGATCCAGGAGCTTGCGCCCCCCACGGACGCAAATGCGCCGCCCACCCACATCATCACGCGCCAGCCGCCTTTGGCCTCGCTCAACTTGTCGAGCACCAGGTCCAGCTTCTGGTCGATGTTGGTCTGCCGCTGCTTGACCTCGGCCACCTGCAGCTTGAGCGCATCGACCGCACCTTTTATTTCACCGAACTCAACAGGATCAATCATGATGGAATTGGTGCGGTCGAGGCGCGCGGCCAGCCGGTCGAGTTGGTGATAGACATCGGGGTCCATGCGTACAGCGGGGTGAGGTATGCGCACATAGTATTAGGCGTGACGGATTACACGGACACAGAGGGATTTAGGACAGGAGCGGCGCCACCAGATGCAGCCAGCCCAGCATGGCGGCGCCTCCTGCTACCGTCACCAGTGCGTCGATGCGGTCGGGCGTGCCGTGGCCTTGTGCATCCCATACTTCTTTGCCGACTGCTGCCACGATGACAGCCAGCATCGCCGGGATGACGCCCCAAGGCAGCAGGGCCGCAGCGATGGCTGCGCCTGCGAGGGTGTGGGTGGTTTTGTCGAGTGCGATCACAGAACTGACTTCACAACGAACGACGAGATGATGGTCAGCGCGGCGGCTACGTTGTTCGTCAGCCTAATGGTTCCGCTCGCTGCAACCCAAGATACAGTCAAGTCCACGTCAGCAGACCCGGCGCCCAGCGCACTCAGCCGCGTGAATGTCATTTTGTCGTAGCTCTGGACTGCGGTGACGATGCAACCGTACTCGTACCCAGATGTAGCCGCTCGGATGTGCAGTTCAAAGACCGCAGTACTGAACTGCCCATATCCAGTGGTGAAGTCGAGCGTTCCTCCGCTTGCGCTGATGGATTGAGTGGCACGCTTGCCGAGAGTGATCATCTCCATTGTGGTGTTAGAGGACAGCACAGAACCGCCGCCTAGAACTTGAATGCGACTGTACGCATCCACCGGGAATGTCCCGTATGCAGGCAATCCTGTGCCGCTCATTGCCAGCCGCGACCCTGACGGGATACCCTCAGCAGTGCCCGGCGCAAAATTGCCAGCGATCTTGTTCAGGTCGTGCTGGATGAAGGAGTCATTGATTGTCAGGCCATAGCTGAACGAAGGCCCCGACTTGATGACGATCAATGGGGCCTGAGCGTACCCACCCATTGCGACGTGGCAGCTCTGAAATGTCACGCCAAGGCAGCCGGCGCCGTCCCCAGTGGTATCCAGCCACGCCACATCAGTGAGGGAGGGCAACGTATCTGCGTTCGTCAGCAATACCTTGGTTGTCTCGAAGTGGCAACTGTCGATCAGCGCCGTGGTGAGCGCCCTAGACCACAATGCAATGTTGTTGAACTCAAGATCCACACCAGAGAGATTTACCGAATCGCCAGCCAACACAACAGCCACATCGCATGCGTACACCCTGCCGCCAACCACGTTCAGGTTGCGGTGCTGCCCCGTGATCCCGCGCTTTGCCCGTGTGTTGGTGCCGGTAAAAAAGCAATCAACGTATCGATGACTGATCTTCTCCCACCCGTTCACGCATGAGCCGTGAGTGATAACCTTCACGTTTCTCAGCTTTAGCGTTCCAGAGTACTCAGCAAGAATGCCGCCCGACGCTTCGACCATTGTGGTGCGCGGGGTATTACGGATGGTGACATTCTGAATTACGCCGCACTCGCAATATGCAGATGAAATACCGGATGTGTCGATGGCGTAAATGTCAGTGGCCGAGTCGACCAGAATCTCGCAGCCATTCCCGTCAAAATTGACAAATGCGAGCGTATCGGATCCGAACACAAGCGTGTCAGTGACTTTGTAGATTTCTCCGCCAACGCCATGAAGCCATGCGCCAGTTGAGCGGCAGTATGCGATCGCATCCTTAAGTGCCTCCGTGTCATCCGCAACACCGTCACCGACAGCCCCGAAGTCCTTTGCGCTCACGACCTCGCGCATCTTTGATTGCGCAGTCCGCGCAACAGCACCAGCCCCAGCCTGCTGAAACCCAACCAGCGCGGCGTCCGTCGTACCCAACGCCAGCGTCGTCGTACTCAACACCTCGATGTTGTTGGTGCCAGCGACGGGTGCGGCGCTGAACGTCAGGGTCGTGCCGCTGACGCTGTACTCGCTCTTTTGCTGGTACACGCCACCGATGAACACCTGCGCGTTGTTCTCGCTCACGGGGTCAACGGACAGCGTGAACGCGGTCTGTGCGCCCGTGCCGCTGAACGTGTCGCGGGTGATCGTGCCTGCGTTGACCGGACCGTCCACCCAGGCGACACCGTCGAACACGCGCAGGCGTTTGCTGCCAGTGTAGAAGTACAGGTCGCCCGATTGCAGCGCGCTGCCGTCCTTGCGTAGCGTGGGGTCGCTCGCGCTCGGCCCGTAGTAGACGTCGCTGAAGTTGGTGATGTCAGCCACGTTGTCAGCCACGGTCGTGACGTCGGCAACGATGCCAGCCACGGTCGTGACGCTCGCCGAGATGTCCGCCACCGTGTTGACGTTGGCGATGTTGCTGCCCACCGCGTCGACGTTGGTGATGCTGCCAGCCACAGTCTCGATCTCAGACACCGGCTCGTTCAGGTCGTTGGCCACCGTCACCACGGCAGCGATGTTCGCGCCAGTGGCCGCCACGTTGCTGATGGACCCGGCCACCGTATTGACGCTTGCGATGTCGGTCGCCACAGTGTTGACTGCAGGCAGACTGCCTGCCACCGAGTCCAAGTTGTCAGCGCTCTCAGCCAGGCGCGTGATGTTAAACACCAACGCGTCGGGTGTCTCAGCGCTGGTCTGGGGCAGTTTGGCGGCGCGATCAACTTGCTCCTTGAGCTGCTGGATCTGGATCGTTGCGCGGTCGAGTTGGTTCTCGAGCGCAAGCGGCGAGAAGTTGCCGCCGCTCGGCAGGTCCAGTGGCTGGTCATAGTCGAGGTCGCCGATGACCGAGAGCACGCTACCTACCGGCAGGGGCGAGCCACTGACCGGATAGGTCACGCTGCCGCCCGGGCTGGTCTCCTGGTTCGCGTTCAGGCTGACGGTGTAGTGCGTCCCCTCCTCCAGCACGGTCTCAACGCCCGTGCTGTCGGCGATCGCCACCTTGACGTCCCCGGTGGCGAACACCCGGAAGCCGAACGAGAACGAGGTGGCGATACCGTTGCCCAGCAGGGGGCCAGCTTTGCGTGCGGTGGATGCGATGGTCATGTCGGGGAAACTCCTGTGCCTGACCTGATGGTAGGCGCAGGGGTTCCCGACACGGACACGTCAGCGTGTCCTGCTCTCCGCGCTCGGCGTGCCGGTGACTGCGCCCCGCACCGCGTCGACCGGACCCGTCGGCTCGATCTTGTCGTCGGCCACGCCAGCCAGGTAGCCGAGCGGTCGGGCCAGTGCGTAGAGCGGGATGCCGGTAGCGATCGACAGTGCGCTCGCCACGTCGCGCACGGCGTTGCGGGCGTTGATCTTCTCGGGGTCGGTGATCGCCTGATAGACCAGCTTCGGTACGCCAGCGCCCGCCTCGAGCAGGCTGACCGCAGGCGACAGGCTGGCGCGGTCATCGGCCGGGTTGCCGTTCATCTTGTTCAGCGCCACGTTGGCGACCTGGCCGGCGAACGGCACCATGGCGAGGGTCCCCTTGATCGTGCCCATGCCGAACACAGCGGCCAGCCAGTCGTCCAGGTAGCCGTCGTCATCATCGTCCTCGGGGCCGCCACGCATCGCCTGCGCGATCGCCTCGGCAATCCACAGGGGCACCAGCATGCCGGTGGTCACCAGCAGCAGGGCCTTGCCCGCGCCCTTCTTGAGGCCTACGTCGGAGGCGATCTGCTTGAGGCCCGTGGCGTTGGTGTTGGCCATCATGTTGAAGTAGCCGATGAACTGCGTGAAGATCCGACCATAGGCGGGACCCGTCTCAATCCGGCTCACGTCCTCGGGCAGGGTCGAGCCCTGGGTCTGGCGGATCAGACCATCGGCGTAGCGCACGGCCTCCTTCTCGCTCAGGCCCTTCTCGAGCGCGGCGTTGTATCCGGCGGTCCAGATGATCGGCTCCATCGTGTTGGCGAAAGCCGTCTGCAAGAAGTAGGCGTGCTTTTGCGTCCAGGCCTGGGCTTTCTCGTACAAGCTGGGGTCAAGCAGGATGGCGTCCATCGCGTCGTTGATCGCGCTGATCTCGTTTTCCATCCGGCCGTTCATGAACTCGCTGGCCGCGGCCACGTTGCGTGACATCTCCTTCGGGGAGGAGATGAACTGCGCAGTGGCGCGCAGCATCTGCGACTTGAGCCCGTCAGACTTGAGCTTTGAGAACGCGTTGGCAAACCCCGACAGCTGCTGCAGGGCGTTGCTCACGTTGCCAAACATCAAGGCCATGCCCGCGCGAGAGCGGGCGGCCGAGAGTACGCGCGCGATACCTCCGTCGCCCATGATGGGGGTCTCGACGATCTGGCGCGCACTGCGCGACAGCCACGGGGTGAGCATGCCAGCGTAAATCGTCGGGTCGATGCGACCGAGCGAGTAGCTCACGCCCTTTTGCGAGAGCAGCTTGTTCACGTCACGCACCGCAGGCTCCATGTGCGCGAACAGCAGCACCTTGTCGATGTGCTGACCGATCGTGCGCAGGTCCAGCAGCAGCGGACGGTTGTACTCGACGCGCCCCTTGGTGAAACCTTTGTTGGTGGCGGGGAAACTATAGGCCAT